TTCCACCTCGGGGGTTTCACACTTTTCGATGATGAGTTGGGCCATGCGGTCCCCCTTCTTGACTTCAAACACGTCATCTCCGTGATTGAAGAGAAGAACTTTGAGTTCACCTGTATAGTCGGGGTCGATGACGCCCGCACCAACCTGAATTCCGTGTTTTACCGCGAGACCGGAGCGAGGCGCGACGCGACCATAGGTGCCTACTGGCAAAACAACTGCGAGCCCCGTGCTGATAAGTGCGCGCGCGCCGCGAGGGATAGTAACATCTTCGCAAGAATATAAATCATATCCAACAGCACCAGCAGAACCACGAGTGGGAAGATGAACACCGTCATACAGACACTTCACTTTGAGAGGCATTTTATCTATAAAACGTACATTATTTTTATATAACTAATAATCAGATGATACCTGTGGTTAATCACGAACGCATGCAACGCCTGGCCCCAGAGCATGATGGAGGAATACAGTTTAACCTCAATACGGTTTCAATTTTTATTATAATAGCGGGTGTGTTATTATTATACAAACGCTACGTGGACGTTAATCGTAGTCGTCAACGATGGCATACTTAATGCACTCTTCAGGTGAAAGGTAAATATCTCTCTTCAGGAGTTTCTTCAACTTTTTTTCTGGAATTTTCGTCATAGATGTGTACGTGTTGCGAATCATATCCATAAATTTGGAACACGTCCGCATTTCATCCTTCATCTCTTCAAACTTCCCCCAAAACGCACCTGTGGAAAGCTGGTGAATGAGCACGTGTGCGTTACGACCTACCTTTCGTTCTTTACCACCGAGAAGCATGAACGTGGCCGCGGAACAGCAAGCACCTAAAGCGACGGTTATGGTGTGTACCCTACTCTTTTGAATGACATTCATCGCCGAGAAGCCCGAAAACAAGTCGCCGCCATCGCTCATGATGTTCACACGAATGGTCGGCACGTATCCTATGAGGTCACTGGACATTTTCAGCATCCAAGATTCCAACTTGCGAAATTTTTCAGTAAACTCTAAGATGTTTTCGGGTGTGATGTCTCCATAGTAGAAGATTTCGTTACCGACGACTTTTGTGACTTCAAGCACTTCTTCATCTTCTTCAGTTTCCTTGTTCAAGTAGGGCATTTTTCAGTTTCTTCTTAATTGTATTGACGTCCCTCGCTTTTAATTTATTTGTAAGACACAAATGATTCATGGTATCAAAATCTTGGGGTGTTATGTCATAACATAACATTTTATCATAGTACCCAAGACCTGCATATTTTTGTAATAAATTAAGTGCTTCTATGGAAATGTTATTATTACGCAGTTGAATGTTGTACAACTTTTTCGCGCGCATTTTATAATTTCCATGTTTTGTCCAACACGACCCAGGTCTGACTTTATCTTCACATAAAAGACCTTTCATGTGAAACCGAGGTATGGTAATGGCGCAGTGTGCAAAATATTGCATAAAGTTCCATTCGTTATTTGTGGAACTGTACATTATGTTATCAAAAATATCTGCATCTGAAAATGCCAGACTCGCACCGGCGGTATTCACATCTTTAGAGTCTGCGTAATTTTCTTGAAAAATTGACCACACGTGTCCGTGTTCATATAACTTTTCAGAATGAAATGTATATGTTGGGTCACACAATATTTTATATATAATATCCTTTGGGTTTTCAAAAACATCTTTCGTATCCGAACCCTCGAGATAGTGGAGATAGTCCCTAATGTTGCCACGACATCGCGTAGCCGCGCCTTCGTCATACCTGTTCAGACACACACGTCTGAGGGTTTCTGGTCCGTGACGTGGGATTTCAATAAATGTAAACCCCGGATATAAACAAAAATGTGATGATAACACAACCAAAGACCCCTCGGTGAGACGTTCACCTTCAGCGACTCGCTCCACCGCAGCTTTAATAATTAAATTATCTGGTTCATAATCTTCAATAAAAAGGTGTTTCGTTGACCCTTGAATCAGTTGTGAAAACAAACTCTTCGCACGTAACAGTTCGGTCGTGAGCTCTATGCTATTCATTTCATCTAACACGCACTCTCGTAGATACGTCTTCCCCGTGCCACACGCACCGTATATGAAGACGTTGTTATTCTCGGTGAGACATTGTTTTAATTTTTCTATGCGGTCACCATGAATATTTGTGGCGTCAGGGGGTTTCTTTTTTTGTGGAGTAATTTTAATAAACTTATCCATGAGTGATGCTGATAAAGATTTAACAGACCAAGCCTTGGAAGTCTTAGATACAAAGGTAATTAGTCCTTTAAAAAAGAAAATGTTCCCATATCTATGCGCAGTTGGGATATTTAATATAGTGATTCTTCTATTACTTATTTATCTTGTGGTGGCTCTTCGACGGCAATTTCCATCAGTTCCGCCCTCTTCTTAAGTTCTCCTCGAGTTGTTGATTCTTCTTTGAGACTTGTGTTTTCCCACGCAACTCCTCGAGCTCTTTCTTTGTTTCATCTTGTTGTCTTTGTGCGATGGTGTCCACCACTTTTTTGAAAAACTTTTTCGGTGGAGGAGCTTCGGTGCCTTGGATTTTTTGAAGGTCGGTCATAAGTTCTTCTTTAGTTTTATCACTCTTAATTAACCCTTTCATCTTAGAGATGACTGAATTTTCCAACACCGCACTGAATGTTTGAATTGGATTGATGTGAATAATTTCGGGTTTCGTAAGTCGTTCATCGGATGGAAACTCCTTCTCAAACATAGCCAACACAGGACCTGGGATGGATGGGCTTTGTTCAATCAGTGTGTCGTACTCACCTTTCATCAATTCAACCATGTCCGCACCATCCCTTGAACGGTCCGAAAGTGGTAACGCCAACTCCAAACGCACCACCCGAGAAAACTTACCAAACTGCATCGCCGCCACGCGATGCGCTTCCATTAACTCACTCACTTTGAGAAACTGAGAAATCGTCGCGATGAGACCAGCGATGAGGTTCAGGCCACCGATGCTCGGGGCCACGTAGGGTTGTAACCCCGGGGGAAACTGTTCTTGAGCAAAGTTTGCCGTACCCGTGATTGTTGATAGAACAATGACTGGTAATGTATAACGCATATTCGATTTTCTATATCTTAAAAAAGCTTGATAGTGCATCCACCTATAACACGCAGCACTCTCACCCCATCCCCTTAAAATACTTTCCTGTTGAGGATGCCAAATTTTGGGTAATTTTTTATCTTTTTCCATCTTAGAATAAGATGAATATAATTTTCACACTTCACGCACTATTGTTATTATTTCTCATCATCATCCCTTTCGTAAATGACGAACGCATGTTACAGATGTACTCCATACTGATTCCATTCATCTTCTATCATTGGAGTGTGAACGATGACACGTGTGCCATGACCCAACTGGAAACGTACATGACTGGTAAAAATAAAGACGAAACATTCTTCCATCGCCTGGTGTCCCCGGTGTACAAAATGGATGACACCGCTGCAAATAATTTATTGAAAAGTTTACTCTTCTTTCTCTGGATGTTTGTTCAGTACAGGTTGGAACGATTTAAAATAGTTCAAGATGACCTACGACGCATTATGGAGTCAAGAAGAACTAAGTAATTTCCAAACAGTGCAATATTTTTCAACACATCTTCAAGGTCCATTAATATATTCTTAGATTAGATTATAGTATGCCCCCTCGACGCGTGCGCACAAACAGGAACCAGTCGTCATACCGAAGCCCGACACCAAATATACCAGAGGAAGACCCTTTCGTGATGAGTCCAGAGACGAAACGACAAAAAAAACTTCAAGAGGAATATACTCAGAAACAGAAGAATGCAAATGAAAGAGCAAAAAGATATGCAAAATCATTTGAAAAATTTTTAAAAAATAACACAACTGTTGAAAATAAACTTGCAAAGAATTTTAGAAATATTCAAAACAATAAAAATAAAAATCACTTACAAACAAATAATAAAAATTTCAAAAATAATGTACAACAGTTGAACAGACCGACATATTTATTGAGTGATGTCCTCAACAGTAACAATGGTAAAATTAGACACGTATATTCAAGAGACTATCTCAATAAAGTTTTTAAAAACAAAACCATCCATCGCGGACCACACACGGGGGTGCCCACCTCACCTGATATGATGCGCAACTACAATGGTGGGGTGAACATTAACAAAAAACGACACAGTAATTTTCAAACTCAAAAGACATTATTAATTCAAGTCTATGGAAGAGAAACATATTATGATACAAAACTTCAAACGAAACACATCACAGGTCAACTCCAAGACCATCACATAAAATTGGCATATTTCATGTCGGTGACGACGAGAGGTGGGACATTCTTTGATTTCATGAAAAAGTTTTTACGCATCGACGTAAGAACAATTCAGTCAAGAAGACTGTACTTTAAAAATTTACACAACATCACAGAAAAAGAAGTCAACCAGGTGATTAATATCATAAAATTGTTTGGACAACTGGAAGTCGACACTCCCGATATGTACATGCCATTCATTCACCAACTTCGTGTGATTTTTCTGGCCCGACAGTTTAACACAGTTCCACAACAAATTCAAAAATTATTAAATAATCACAAACAATTCTATAATGAATTTAAAAACTTACTCAACTTTTAAAGACATATGCGCCAAATCCTCGCCATAGACATTGGGTATTTCAACATGGGTCTCGTTTTCGCCGAGTGTGAAAAGGAGGTGGTCCGTCCAGTGTTTATGAAAAAGGTAAGTCTCGGGGATTACAAATACATCTATAGTAATGATATCGTTGACCTAGTGCCGTTAATGGTGAATGAATACAGGGTGTGGTTTGACAACGCTGAACACATTCTCATAGAAAGACAACCCCCGGGTGGATTTCAAAATATAGAAGTTTTATTACATTACATGTTCAAAGACAAAGTGACGCTAGTGAACCCAGTGTCTTTGCACGTACACTTTGGTATCAGACACCTGACCTATGAGGAAAGAAAGGAGAGAACCACAAGTATCGCGGAAAAGTACCTACCAAAGGGTGAGGTCATACCCTATGAAAGGAAACACGATATTGGTGATGCTATGTGTATGATTGTGTATTTTAACTTTCGCACGACTGTGCACTTTTTTGACAATTTTCGTCACAAGAGTTAGACGAATCGCCAAGACGCGTTGTTTTTAGTCGTGTTAAATTTAGACATGCGCTCGAGCGCTTTGAGGAGTTGTTCAGGGTTCGCCGATTTATTGAGACGAGAGATGTTGACAAACTTTTTATTTTCTTCAGACAGACGGTCATATCTCTGTTTCACACGCTTCGCGAGCATGGCCTTCGCACGAACAGCAGCTTTGGCGAAGTTGGTTTGGCCCATAAACAACAATGCCTTGTTGGCATAGTTTTTTCTGTTTCGTGATTTGCCGAGTTCCTGTGCCATGTATGTTTGTGTGTACTTGAGTGTGTTCAACGGGTCCTTAATGACTGGTTGAGTCGGCTTCACACGCAACCTTTTCACTTTATTCATGGCGTTGAACAACTCTTTCGGTGACGAGTTAGCTGACACTGATAAGAAGATATTTCTTCCATTGCTGAAGATTTCTTCGGGAAGACGCGCCACGAGTTTCTGAAGGCGCTCGTACAAGATGGGTCGGGATTGACGCATGGCGTTCACGTAGTTGGGTTCTTTACGATTCGTGTAGATGGCTCGCAATCTTTGGTAATTGTAGAGTGTTTCCGCATTTCCAAACTTTTCAACCATGTTTTTAAACTCATTCTCCTGGGACATTTTCCGGAGGTTACCTGGTCGCACCATTATATATTACAAATAGCTTACATTTTATTTTTAATAGCCTGACAAAGTTGTGCCTTTTTCTTTTTGTCCGCGTTCACGTTCAACCCTCTCGCGATGTTTTGCATGTTCTTCTTCTTCATACGACACACGCGACGCTTCACATCGGCTTCCCACTCTCTGATGAGACGTTCAACCACAGACCATCGCCCATCCTGTCGCGCCTTTACAACTTTCCCTAAATATTTAAAATCAGTGGGAGTATATGTCGTTTGACGCATCACCTTTTCCAACATGCGTTTGTACATTTTTTCTGCGAGCACACCCTTTCCAATCATCGTACCGTAGGTATTGATTTCTCGCATCATAGCTCTTTGTTCAGCCGCCACCTTTGCGTTCTCCACTCTTTTTTTCTTCGCGCGGTGTGCTTCGAGTGCGATACGGGCGGCTTCGGCATTTCTCTTTCTTTTTAATCGCTCTTGTTCAAGTCGCTTTTCGGCTCGTCCTCGTTCCATGTCAGACAAAAGTTCCTGAAAGAATGTCGCTCGCTTTCTTTTCTCCGCCATATAGTATACATGAAGAATAAAAATAAAACTCGTCTCATGTATGCGACAATTGTTGTATTAGCGCTCGCTCTTCTTTACAAGTGGTACTACCCCACCACAGTGGCCGTGCCCGTGGAAGTTGAAGTGCCCGTGCCCGTGGAAGTGCCCGTCCCTGTGCGAGTGGACCCTCCGAGACGCGCCCCAGAGTACAGAGGACCACCTATCAAACAATACAAACCCGGACACATGCAGCAGATGGGTCTCTTGTTA